AGAGGGGACAATTATAGAAGTTAGTACACCTGATTCGGTAGAAGATAATTACAGGGTATTTCCAGGTGATAGTCAGTCTGTCGCGGGGTAGCTCAGAGGTAGAGCGCTGGACTCATAATCCAGAAGTCGTAGGTTCGATTCCTTCCCCCGCAACCAACTAAATAGATTCATGGCATATAACTTTATATATTTCATTACGAGCAGTACCTTCTTTAGATAAGTCTGATACCCAATCATTCATTTCATGGTACTGTACATATTGAATCGTGTTATCTTCTGCAGAATATATACTACCTAAAAGATGAATCTCTTTGTTATCACAATCCATAGCACCATAAGAAAAAACTCGCTTTACAGGTTTATCCATATAGCTATAAGTTTCAACAGTGTCATAAGTTGTATGAGATTGAACCATTAAATAACCATTTACTTCTTCAATATCTCCTTTAGCCAGATAAACGTTAAAATCTCTTTCTCTAGCTACGAAATACCACTCATCAGGAATATAAGTTACAACTTTTTGATCTCCTATAGTAGTAATTTGTAATTTGAAAGGCTGAGCACTTGCACCTATCGACATTAAAAGCATTACAATAAAAAGTAATATTTTCATTTCCTATCCTTATAGTTACTCATTATTTATCTCACAATCTATCCATATTAAATTATTATACCAATCATATAGGGCATTACCCTTTGGAACTAAACAGCGACCTAATTCAGGATACACGTCTATTCTTAATTGTACTACAGCCCACGTAAGCCACACTAAGTAAGTTATGATTACTAATGCAACCCCGTACTTCCAAGCTTCACATTTTATTCTTTCAATTCTCTTTTTCTTAATTGCAGCTGCTTTTTTGTCAGCAGCACGTTTTCTTGTCCAAGCAATAGCTTGTTCTTTTTTCATTTTTTCCATCATATCATATACACGGGTGTATAGATCCCCTAACTCTGAGGGACAGTTGTACACCATTAGTTCACGTAACTCAGCTTCCATAGCCACAAGCCGACTTTGCATAAGTACTCGTTGTAATGCTCTTTTACCTAAACTAGTTTCACCTGTATAAACTTCCTTAGCATGTTTTTCTTCCTCTTCAAATATTGCTTGACACGTAGCATAATTTTCAAAATACTGACCTAATGATTCTCCAATTTCAGTATAAATGTCATTAGGTTGTTTCTTGCTAAGTTCAATTATACGATTTTTTTCTTGAATATACTGATTTTTTTCAGCTACAGTAGGAGCTTTATTTTTATGACGACCTTGAAACTGCTCTTCTAAATCTTTGAGTACGCCTTTTACGTCCCCGGCTGCTCCGGCTATTTCTTTATATAATTCGCATCCTTTCTTTACTGCTTGCACCGCTCCCTGCGCTAATGCAAATAGTGTAATTGGATCCATTTACCTTTTCTATAGATTAAAACTAAAAATTAAATTAAAATACAACAATGTTTTACTATACTAACGTCTATTCTGACAACAATAATATTCTGTTCCGTGGTAGAAAGAATGGGAAGCGGATAAATCAAAAAGTACCGTTTCAACCCGTTCTTTATGCACGTACAAATAAACAAACTAAATATAAATCTTTAGCAGGGGAATATCTAGAAAAAATTAAATTCCCAACCATCTACTCTGCAAGAGATTATGCTAAAAAATATAAAGATGTAAGCAATTTTCCGATATACGGAAATTTAAACTACGGATATCAGTTTATAAGTAAACTGTTTCCCGAAGACATAAGATTCGATATTACAGAAATGAAAATTGTAACTATCGATATTGAAACGTCAACTGAATACGGTTTCCCGGATCCGCGGCACGCTCAGGAAGAGATCTTGCTCATCACTTTACAGGATTTTAACAGCAAAAGAATAGTATCGTTTGGGTGTGGTCCTTATTTAAGCAAGAAAAACAATGCAGAATATATTCAATGCACCGATGAATTTGACCTTTTAAGGAAATTCATTAACGAACTTAAAGTTGATTATCCCGATATTATTACTGGTTGGAATTGTCAACTGTTCGACATAGCATATTTATCTACTCGGATCTCACGCGTTCTGGGAGATAGAGCGTTAGAAGAATGTTCACCATGGGGCAAAATTGTTAGTCGAGAAGTACCTTTCGCGCGCGGAAGAACGCAGTTAGCCTACGATTGGATAGGTATTTCGATTTTAGATTTTATGGATCTTTATAAAAAATTCTCATATAAAGTGGTAGAGAATTATAAGTTAGATACAGTAGCTAAAGAAGAGTTGAATAAAGAAAAGATTAAACATAATTACGCATCGTTTAAAGAGTTCTATACTAAAGACTGGGAATTATTTGTAGATTATAACATCGTCGATGTGGAACTAGTAGATGAACTAGAAGATAAGATGCAGCTTATTAATCTTATCTTAACTATGGCATATGATGCTAAATGTAATTTTACGGACATTTATTCTTCGGTTAGAACCTGGGATTGTATTTTGTGGAATAAACTAATTAATGAAAATATTATTCCTCATAACCCACCCCCTATAGATCCCGCATTAGATAGACAGATACTTGGCGCGTTCGTTAAAGAACCCGAACCCGGTAAGTACGATTGGGTAGTATCGTTCGATGCTACTTCACTTTACCCGTCTATTATTATGACATGGAATATGTCACCAGAGACATTAGTAGACGGTCAAAAATTCTTAGCTGATGATGAAAAGTCTATTGAACGGTTACTCAAGCGGGACGTAAATACAAAAAATATTCACGAAGACGATTTGACTATGACTGCTAATGGTCAGTGTTTTAGAAAAGATGTTAAAGGTATATTTCCTCAACTAATTGAATTTTACTTTGATAAAAGACAGAAAGCTAAAAAGTTAATGCTAGATGCTGAAACCAAGTATGAAGAGACTAAAGATAAAAAATACTTAAAGGAAATTTCAAGTTTAAACTCAAAGCAAATGGCAGCAAAAATTCTTATGAACTCGCTATACGGTGCAATGGGTAATATATATTTTAGATATTATGATATTCGCGTTGCTGAAGGCATTACTATGACCGGTCAATTCATTATTCGTTCGGTAGCTAAACGAATGAATGAATTTATTAATAAGGTGTGTAAAACGAAAGACGTCGATTATTCTTTTTATTCTGATACTGATTCTACTTATATTACTCTTGGTAGGCTTGCGCAAAGTAAGTTCGCTGACTGTTTGAAATCTGAAGTGGTAGAAAAAATTGACAACTATTGCAAACAGTTTATCGAACCAGTCATCGATGAAGCCTGCAACGATCTTTCTGAGTACCTGAATACATACCAGAAGAAGATTAAGTTTAAACGAGAGGTGATTGCTGATCGGTATCTGGATTGCTAAGAAAAGATATGCACTTAACGTTTATAATGCAGAAGGAGTATCATACGATCCCCCTAAGTTAAAAGTACTCGGTATGGAGATCGTTAGATCTTCTACTCCTGCGCCAGTACGTAAAGCACTTAAAGAAGCCGTTCATATTACTCTTACTCAAGATGAAGAAGCTATTAAAAAGTTTGTAGCCGGTCTAGAGAAGGAATGGAATAAGCTTGAACCAGAAGATATTGCATTCCCTAGAGGGATTAATGGTGTAAAAGAGTATAGCGATGCTAACTCTATCTTTAAAAAAAGTACACCTATTCACGTTAGGGGCGCGTTAATATATAACCATTTACTAACGTCAAAAAACTTAGAGAAAAAGTATCAAAAAATTCAAGAGGGTGATAAAATTAAATTTTTATACTTACGTGAACCTAACCCTCTTGGCACTCATGTAATTACATTCCTAGAGGGGTTACCTCCTGAGTTTAGGTTACATGATTATGTTGATTATGAAACTATGTTTGAAAAGTCGTTTTTAGAGCCACTTAATTCTTTATTAGGATGCATAGGGTGGCAGTTAAAAGAACAAGCATCATTAGAAGGATTATTCGGATGAAAAAATTATTACTTTTACTAGCATTATTATCTTTAGTAACACCAGTAGTAGCGAAAGATAAAGCAGGTGTATTATATGAAGTAACTATTACTCGTGTTAAAGATGGCGACACAGTAGCTTTTAAAGCCGATTGGTTACCTGATCCGTTACCAAAAGAATTAGCCGTTAGAGTCTTTGGAGTAGATACACCTGAAAAAGGTCACAGAGCACAATGTCCGTCTGAAGATGCTCGCGGACAAGCAGCTGCTAAGTTTACTACTAATGCTGTAGCTAAATCAACTAAGCGTCAAGTACTTTTAATGGGTTGGGATAAGTTTGGTGGTCGAGTATTAGGTGATGTAATTTTAGATGGTCAAAGCTTACGTCAAATGCTAATTCAAAACGGATTTGCTAGAGAATACTACGGTGAAGCAAAACAAAGTTGGTGTAATTGATTTACTTCTTCTTATAGATTATAATACATTATGTTGAGGAGAGAATATGTCGTTATTAGATAAATTGAAAAAGAATAGTACCATAAAAGAAACTGAAGTGCTAGCTAACTCCAAGTTCTTTAACTCTAAAGACCTTATTCAAACCCCGGTACCTATGATTAACGTAGCTCTATCGGGGCGTTTGGATGGAGGTCTTTGTCCTGGTCTTACTGTATTTGCTGGACCATCAAAACATTTCAAGACCGCCTTTGCATTACTGTTAGCTAAGTCTTATCTAGATAAGTACAGTGATGCAGCAGTTTTATTTTATGATTCTGAGTTCGGTTCTCCTCAGTCTTACTTTACTTCATTTGGTATTCCTACAGATAGAGTTATTCATACTCCGATTAC